ATCGCGGACATCTAGACTCGTGAAAACGAAGAATCTAGGAAAGCATCTGCAGCAGGATCGGCACCCCGACCTTTATCATCATTTAAATATGCTGCAATGTCAATTCTAACCTCATCAAGAGGGACAGAAGAAGGAGCTTGAACATCTTCATCTAAACCAACTGGGGTCAACGCCGCGCCAGGGAAAGAACACGGATCATCACACTTGACTAGTGGATCACCGGCACCTTTGGTATATGCATTTCCAGGACAAGTATAGCGCATGCAAATTTTACACGATACGGAAATTGATTTTCCGGGAGCCTTCTCATCGGCTTCCCACACACTAAGTTTTGTCTTGGTGGATCCGGGTATTTGGGCCAGATCCTCCTGAGGTGGAGTCGTGTCTCCATGAGTGTCAGCACGAACACCGTCTTTGGTAGCAGCCGCAAACAGTGGAGGATAATCAACAATGCAGGGCAATTTGCTAACTTGACTGACTAGTCTAGCATATTCCTTTTCATCAGCGCGGGTGAGACCATATACTTGATTAATCATCTCATAGGTCTCATCGTTTGAATAAAATGTATCCTCCGCGTGGGCATTGTGAAGTATTGTACGTCTCATCTCAGGAGTGATGAAAACGTCATTTGGACGGACGGTGTTGGTAAGCTCGATACATCGCTTCCACATGGTGTTTAAAAATGGTACGCCAGAAACGTCCATCAACCTCCCACGTGCATCACCTGCTACAATCCGTTGCAAATCCATGTTGGCAGGGGGATTGACATACCACCCACCCTTTGATACCACCCTCCCAATTGGAGGGGCCAAGATTACGACAGCTTCACCTTTTGAATTATTTACAGGGTAAAATCTAGATGAACAAAAACTCGCTTCGTACTTTGCCTTCGGCCCTACATGAATTTTAGGCTCGAGGTTCAATCCCAGTTTAGCTAGCAAACCAACTAGGTTGATCTTGGTCCAAAGACTTTCCTCGGAGACACCGAGGTTGTCATCACCCAACAAAAGAATTGCCAAATTATATGTCTCATACAATTCCTTTGGTTTCAACCATACACCAGTGGAAGAAAAGTGATGATAGGCTACACAAAAAACAATAGCCAATCCTTGAAGCATCGTGTTGCCACAGGAGGTGTTGGGATCGCCAGAATGACGAGTTCCATCAACAACATATTTGTTCCCCCATTTGTCTGCACCATGAGTGCGAATTGACGCATGTAAAGCGTCCAAAACAGCTTGAGGGGCTCCTGCCATCTTATAAATAAGATGTTCCAATGCTAAGAAACGACGATGTATAGTCGAATCAAAGCGAGCAAAGTCACCTTCCAATAGTGCTAAAAGAGCACAACGATCGGTAGCCACTTTGAAAGCATTTCCGATCGCATTAGATGAAGCACCAGACGTATACATCGGTCCTAGTGCATTCTTGACACTCCAACATTTCGCCAACCTCTTCGCAAAGGCTTGAATAAATGGGGAAGTAACTACGTTGAAAGTGTCAGTCGCCCCCTGAATATGACGGGGCGCCATTTTTGGAACTGATTTATCCAGAGTTTGGACGTCGGACTTTGGCAAAGATTCTGTCTTAGTAAATGGCTTCTGACGGATCGGGTCAGAAGGTACAAGGCCTTGTAAATAACACTTGTACGCCAATCGTTGACGACGTTGCTGGGATCTAGGGAATCGTGAATTCCATTGTTCAAATGTGAGAGGCAACACCTTCTCCTCCAAGAACCCAGGAAATAAATCATTAAAATTATCAACGACGTATTTCTGAAACTGATCGAAGAACTCAGAATCAAAAATTTCTTCATCGTGATATGGCTGCTTCTTGAGAGATCGTTCTACAAGAGCAGACAAAGAGGAATGTGCCGAATTTTGAGGCACTACCGGAATAGCCGCAGTCGATACTATGCCCGCTGGGTGAAGCGGTGGAAGATCATGCATCGCTGTGACGTCCCCGACCTTCAACTTCGCTGTAGGATCCAGCTCAGTACTAAGGAGTTCTATAATCGTCTTCGGGGGAGCAGTAGAAGGTAAAGGAGTTGTTGGACATGGCATAACCACCTTTCGGGGTTGACCAGAAGACCTGTCAATTCGGTAGCGCTCAAAAGGATCAAACGCCACACGACGACACTTCCACAAGAGAAGAACAAACAATACCGACACAACCAAGGATACTCCTGTCGCTACCAGAAGCGACTCACCAAATACAGGAGCCATCATATGTGCTGTGCTGCCAAATGTTGTGAACAAAGCCACAAACAATAAGGCAGCACCAATGAAAGTTTTGTAATCCCAAACCCATCGAAATGTCAGATCCATAGCAGAGCTGTGGACCGCACTTATTTTCATCATTGGTTCGATGATGCCATGCATTATTGCTGTTTCAAAGGCTACGTGGTAGACAAAGGCAAGACAACAAGCGGCAAATACAGTATCGGGTATCATTGCTGGAGGCACATTATAGGAACGTTGGTGATGACGGGCATATGAAAGAAGGGCCTTCCAATTCTCCGCATCACGTTTACGTCCCAACATATAAGTGGCACATTCATGTATCAAACCCTTAGGAGCCAGCATATGATGCTTGCCGGTCTTTTGATACACAACGAGAGCTGGTCCCCACGAATACACGTCAATGTTAGGGACATCAAAACTTTCTCCAACTACGGATTTGTCAGCTTTCTCGTTAAACGCACCAGCCATGCTAACACGGCCATAATAGGCAGGATCCTTCGCAGCAGAATGTAACACATTTTCTACTGGACGTTCGATAGGTATCAAGCCTGGAGCTGTCCTAAATGCATAGACAGAATGCTCCGGAAATTGTTCAATCTTGGACCAACACAACGTAACCGTATGGTTGTTATTACGCAGGACGCCTGATTTATTGAAATGTATGGCATTTTCCTTCATCCAGGATAGATTACTGTGAGTATAGGCAGAAGAATTGCCTTTAACATGCATAGTCACAGTATCTGCATTCAACAAATGATAGGTAGCTTCCCCGTTGGCAAATGATCCGAATGCATTATCAAATTCATGGATCACTGCTACCAAAAGATTGCCAGTACTTTTCATACAGAACTGTGTGATCAATTCTGGAGTTAAGTAATAGATAGAATCTACTGACAAATACGCAGCGGGGTGGGTAACACACGTACACTTCTCAGCCACATGGTCACAATGCCTTGGTGCATTGGTGTGGTTGAGAGACCTCACAACATCTGCCGCAGATAAAACGGGACAGCAGGAATGGACACGCTTACGGTCATAACGAGCATGACGTGAAGGGTTTCCGCCTATATCAATTATCGTACCTGAAGGGACATGACGTGCAGCATAACTGTACGCACTAATCTCCGACATCTCGCGATCTATATTGAGTATAGGATGTTGATGGGGTTGTGGATGATGTTGATGCTTAGGAGGCATAAACTGCACATTAGGATAGTGTTTGCGCAGATACGCCCACTGGGCATCATTCACAATCCAGCGCAAGGTGAAGACCTGTCGAGGGACCTCACCATGACCGTTTGTGAATTGGGAGCTAAGTAACCCTTGATGGACACGTGGCGCAGCTTCCGCCGCCACAAGTGCCAGGGCCTCCTCAGAAATACCTTCATGCATGGACGAAGGATAACAACTAAGAAGTCTCTGTAGCTTCTCCCGGGACAGATTACCAAGAACTTCCATTTTCTTCTCATGTTGAGTAAGAGTGGGTTTCTTCTTGTCTGCCTTCTTAGGTAGAACCACAGGGGTGGTAACGATTGGGGGTGCAATTACACGACAAGCTGGCACGTACGTACCTGAGAGAATAGCAGCGTGATCCGCAATGGCATCACGAAGAGATTCTTCACAGCGAAAACGTTCGGCAGCACGACGGAATACAGCACTCATATCGGCAAAATCTAAC